CTCCTTGATTAATTCCCATGCCGCCTTGTTGTTGGTTAGGGCTTTCAACTTGCTGACTTCCATTCATTTCTCCCATCATCTTCATAAAGATTGCTGCCTTCTCAGGGTCATTAACTAACTGTTCAGGGTCAATATCCATTGACTTTGCAATCTCTTTTATAATACTATGCCATTTAACAAAAGGTGCTAAGAACTGATTTGATGCTACTTGCATAAATGTCATCAGTCTTTGTGACCTAACTTCTTTTGTCATTAGAGATGTAGTGCCTTGTGCTTTAACATCTAAGTCACCCTGTATTTCAGGAATATCTTTATTAAATTGCATATTCCAATGAAACAATGTTTCTCCTAATGGTCTTAATAAATAATCATCTACATTTTTAATAACTGTTTTAATATTTAATGCAGCAGCACCCATTAACATTGACATGCCTGATGCTGTTCTTGTAGTAGATTGTATACCTGTTTGTCCATGTGAATAGGATGGTATACCTGTAGATTCATCTGCTAGTTGTCTAAACTTATCAAACATCTGCATATTTTCAGGAGCAGTATTTGGAAATCTTAAACCATGTATTGATTGTCCAGTCTGTCCACTTTGTCTTCTAAATATTTTTCCAGGAAATACAGTCATGTCTTGACCCGGAACTAACATAGTTTCATCTACATCAAAAACTAAATTACCTGCTAGTGCTAAGTTATCAATCGCCATTCTTGCATGACCATTCATAATTGTTTGAGCATCATCCATATTTTCAGGTATGCCCACACCAAAGAATTGATAAGGATTAATTTCATAAGGGCATACCATAAAAGGATTTCTTGCAGGAGTAAAAGGATTAAGAACTAATCTTAGAATGTGGCCATTTGATATCCATGCATTTACTTGCACTTCATCTAGTTCACTATCTAAACCTTCAGGCATTTCCATACCTGCTTCTTCCACTAGGTACTTATCCATAGTACCCCAATACTCTAATACTTCAAATCTATTTTTGTTATACTCTTCTTGATTCTCTCTATCAAATAATGCAGTCTCATAACTTCTATTTTCATAATTAGGACCACCTTCTAATAAATCATTGATAGCAGATTTTCTAAAGAAAGGTCTATTAATTAAATCTCTAACTTGTGTTCTATTAAAAACATGTCTTTGAATTATATAATCAGCATCATCCATAGTCACCGCATCAGGGTCAGGATATAAATCCCAACAACTAACAGCTTCGACTCTTGGAACTAACTTTAACTTTGGAGAATATATTCTCTCACCATCATCGCCTAGTGACCATTGATGTACTGACTGTTCATAATTAAATGGACCTTTTAAAATACCAGTTCCAAGTAAACACATTTCAAATAATACATGTCGCATTACTGAAATAGCATGTGATTCTTCTAACTGGTCATGGATTAATTTTTCCATGTTCTTAGCTGCTTCTTCAGCAGGTTCAATTTGTGGCATAGTTTTTAAATCAGGTGCAGCACCCTCTTCAAAACCTGCATTGGCATATTTTTCTGCTAATCCATTTAGTATATCATTAGCAGTAGACCCTGGAGATATTTCTCTACCATCACCTTCAAATCCATAAATATCCTCCATACGAGGATTTTGTTTCATGTTATCAGGTTTTATATGTGCATATTTTTCTACACCTGTAGGGTCTGTTGTTGGAAATATACCAATAGGAAATTTACCCTGTGAGAATAAAACTTCTATTAGTTGTCCGTATGCAGCTAAGACTTTAGTCTTTGTAATCTTGACGAATACTTTAGACTTTTCAGAATCACGAAAAGCCATATCAGAACTATAGATACCTCTATAGTTTCGATAAGACCTTAACCATCTTTTCTCATCATAAAGACGAGCCTGTTCTGATTCTTTTAGTCTAGATTCAATTAATGCACCTAGATTACTATAAGACTTATCTTTTTCTTCTGATAAAGAATTTACTTCATCAGATTCAGAAGTCAAGCCACTCGTAGTTGAATGTGGCATTATTTACCTCTTAGTAATCTCTTTCGTCTGCCATTGTAAAGACTTTACCATCGACGTATGATTTACTTTCTTTAGGGAAGTCTTTGTTAACTCCACCTTCAGCATAGTCGGCAGGTAAAGCAGAACCACCTTTTACAACATTAGTTTTAGAATCGCCTTGCTTTGCAGCTTCGTTTCCATACATGTTCTCAGGTAATTCACCTTGTACATATTTTTTCATGATTGCCATTTTATTTTTCTCCTTTTAATTGTTTCTGTATGTAAGGTAATAACCAAGGGTTATCTACACATACAGTCGTTAGTCCATTCGCAAGAGTGTTGCAAATCTTTTCTTCTTCTTTATCTTCTAGTTCTATTCCCCATTGATATACTATAGCATGAAATATTTCATGGATTAAAGTATTAGCATGAGATACAGAATCTTCTGTAGAGGATAAAGCTATCATTCCATCTGATGCAAGAAATTGTCCGTTTATTTCATTACACTTAGATACGATGGAATCTAAATTTTTTATTTTATAATTTTTATATCCTATCTTAATATCTTTCATTAGTATCCAAAAACTTTATCAGCAGGTTTAAAATCTCTAGTTTGACCTACACCGAAGTCATGAAACTTTTGTGCAACAGGGTGTACTGGTCTACTCATACAACCATAACGAAGTGCATCGTAAGCATGGTCTTCTGCATGAGTATCTACATCTTCAGGATTATTTTTATCAACTGGTAACATTGGTAATGTTCTAATTAAATTAACACAGTTATCAAAAATAAATAAAGATGGATATCCTGTTTCTTCATCAGGTCTTAATCTTTTATGTAATTCTAATTTACCTGCCACTCTACTTCTAGGGGTTCTATCAGAGGGTCTCCAACGACATCCTTCTTGTATCATTGTTTCTGCAATACTAGGCCCTATGTCTCCTCGTCTTGCCCAAGTAGAACTATCAAGAACTCCGTATCTAATATACTCACCATGTTCTTGTTCCAAAACTTTTCTAGCAAAAATATCTGCTGTTATTTTTTTTGTGTATAATTCTCTGTACACAAATATATTATTATCAAAATCTATTGCAAACCATAAACAACAAGCAGGTGAACTATAACCCCAGTCTGCTGCTCTGAATCTCATCCAGTTTCTAGGAATGTCAAAAGGTTTAACAACATGTAATTGTTTATTAAACTCTGGAAAAGATGAATCTTCAAATGCTTCCCAGTTACCATCTAAGAATTGTTTTCTTTGTACTTCTGGTAAAGATGCCAACATTGCGTAGTAATCATCTGTTTGCATCAAGTAAGGATTGTCTTGAAGTTTAGCAGGAATAAATCTTCTAGATATTTTTTTTACACCATTAGGTGTTTTAATTTCTATATCAAACTTTGTATTCGGTGTAGCAGGGTCAACAAACATTTCTTTAACCCATTGTGAACCTACGTTTCCGGGGTTACCTGTTGCTCTCATAAACACTGGAATCTCAGGGTCTACACTTCGTAAAGAAGACCGAAGAAAATTATAAATATCTTCGGTTGGATATTGAGGCAGTTCATCTATTCCAATCCAAGTATATGATTGTCCTTGGTAACGAAGTACATCAGTTAAGTTCTCAGCATATCCAAACTCGATTCTAGCACCTGAAGGAAACTTCCATTCTTTTTCTTGTTCTCTCCATTTAGCACCAGGATAAGCTTTTGAATATAATTGTTGAGAATGATTTATCAAGTCTCTTAACTCAGGCATTGTCCGTCTAATTAATAATGCTCTGTGTTTTTGTTTGTGACAATATCGTAGTGGGTCTACTAACATTGCGTAAGACTTGCCACCACCTCTTGCTCCACCATAAAAAACTTCTCTTTCTGGTGCTGCTAAAAATTCTGTTTGTGGTCCTTCGTTAGGTTGAAAGATTACATCTTTATCTTTTAGTGCAGCTTGGATATTAGGAGAAGCTTCCTCAATTTTGTTTTCTTCAATGACTTGCTTCTTGCCATCAAATACTTCGTCAAGTTCTTTGAGTTTGTTTTTAGTTGCCCAAAAGTTTTTTTGTGCTTTTTCCAACTCATGCTTTTTTTCACGAAGCATGTCCTGTGCTGACTTTCTAGCCTTCTTCTCTTTAATTGTAAGAGGAGCATTAAGGCTACTTCTTCTTCTTCGACCACTCTTTTTAGGTTTAGGTTCTTCTACCACCCTTTATGTATAACTCTCTTTAAAACTTCTCGTAATCCCATACCCGTTATATTTCTACCAGTATGATGTGATAACCACTCTGCAGTTTCTTTGTAGCTACAGTTATTATCTATAAAACTTTTTGCTTTGTCTATTAGTTCCATGTGTTCAGGTATTTGTATTAATACTTTATCATCCTCTTCTGAAACTTTGTAACCTAAAGGTATGACTCTACCTTTTCTTTCTCTAATAATTTTTTCTTCAGACATTTTCTTTTGGTGGTAAAATAAAAATACCATGTGCAACTTTTGCATTGATATCCACCTTTTCTCTTTTAGATAATCCTACTCTATCTAATATTTGTTTTGCTGCTTCCATTCTAATAGATGCACCTGGAGTAGAACCATCTTCTTGTAAAGCATTTATCATTCCCATACTTGCTCTCGGTGCAAATGCTGCTAATAATTTTTCTGCTCTATCAATTATTTCATCCTTTAATGATTTTAAAGGTTGATGATAATCTGCATAACCTGCAATCTCTCCTGCAATCTTTGGGTCACCTTGTGCTTCACCAAACAAAGCATCTAGAAAAGTTTGTTGCTTTTCAGTTATATCTAATTCTTTTTTATCGTTATCAGGAACTAACATTTCTTACCTTTTGTAAATGTTTTTCTGTTCTTTCTTTTAACCAATCAGGAGATTTTCTTATACCGACTTCTTCTTCTATTTGTCGTTCTCTCATCCCTTGACGAGCAGCACTTATCATTTGGTCACGGCCTTTATGCTCTGCTCTTTCTATAAAGGAAAGTCTGGGTGCAGTTATCACCATCTCTACATTTTTATTTCTGAGCGGCTTGGTCCTATCCTGTAAGGATAGATACTCATCCCAGACTTCTCCAGTCTTCTTATTTCTATAAGAATATATTGGCACTATTTTATTTTTATTGTTTTAGGTTTTTTTTCTTCTGGTAATTCTTGTTTTAATTTAATTTTTAAAACACCATTTTCCATAGTTGCCTCTGTCGGCTCTGTGTATTCTGCTAATGAAAAAGTTTTAAAAAACTTCTTAGTAGAAATACCTTTATACAGATACTCTTCATTATCAGATTCTATTTCACCTTTGACAGTCATTTTATTTTCTTTAACATTAATATCAATGTTATCTTTACTAAAACCTGCTAGTGCGAAATCTATCTCCCACTCTCCTTCATTTACTTTTTTAATGTTGTAGTGTGGAAATCCTTTGACATCTGTATTACTTACAATATCTAATGTATCAAAGAATCTATCAAACCCTACAGTGTAGGGCATATACTTATCTAGTGTAAAAGTCATGTTATACCTCCTTGCTTTAAGCTAGATATATTATCTTACATGTGTAAGATTTGATGACCCAAAAGGCATCATCAAACTTTTTAAACTTTTTTTCTTGCTCTCTTTAAACTTTGTTTTGCTCTTTTTGCGATTGCTGCTTGTTGTGGCTTACCACCAAACTTACTTCTTTGTTCCATAACTGTTAAGATTTGAACTTTCCTAGCATATGGTTTACTAATCTTTTTAACTTTACGAGCAGTATTTTTTGCATCCTGTACTGTTGCATATTTGATTTTAACAGTATCTTTAGGATTTTCATCTGTGTATAATCTTCTTCCTGAACCTTTGGGTTTTTTTCCTGTTCCTACTTTAGGGTCAGCCATTAAAATTTAAGACTTAATCCTACGTTAACTTTATCTTTATCTGCAGACAATTCTGTTTTTAAATTTTCTGTAAATGTTTTAGATAATTTTAAACTAGCATC